AACTGATAACCTGTATGATAACTTCGACGATGGATCAACTGTTTACTTTATTGCTTCAAATTGGAAAGTACTAACATACACTGCTTCTGCAACAGCGCCAAAGGCACTTACAGCAGACGGTACATTATGGTACAACTCAATTGTAGATGAAGTAGACATGATGGTGCATGATGGCACTACATGGAAGGGTTATAAAAATGTGTATGCAAACACTAATGCAACAGGACCAATTGTTGCAGCAAGTGAACCATTAACACAAAATGACGCTGCTAAGAGTCCATTAGTTGACAACGATATTTGGATTAGTACAGCTGATTTAGAAAACTATCCAAAAGTTTACAGATGGGTAACCGATCAGTGGGTAGCACTAGACGCAGCAGATCAAACTACTGAAAATGGTGTGCTATTTGCAGATGCTCGTTGGTCAACAGCAGGTTCAAACAGTGTAGCAGGCGCAATGGATGCAATGCTAACAAGCGATTATTTAGATCCAGATGCACCAGATCCTGCACTATATCCAAAAGGCATGGTTATGTGGAACACACGTAGAAGTGGCTTTAACGTTAAGAAGTTTGTACGTAATGCAATTGATACAACTGAAACAAATCCACGCATGGGCGATGCTGTAATGACTAGTTATTACGAGCACCGTTGGGTAACTGAGTCAGGCAACCAAGCTGATGGTTCTGGTAGCTTTGGACGCCATGCACAACGCAAAGTTGTTGTACAGGCACTGCAAGCAATGGTAAACGGAAATGATGAAATTAGAGATGACGAATCAAGACTGTTTAACTTAATGGCAACACCAGGTTATCCAGAGCTAATTGGTGAAATGATTGGTCTAAACTTTGACAGAGGCTTAACAGCATTTGTACTAGGTGATAGCCCAATGCGTTTAACACCTGATGCTACTTCATTAAACAACTGGGCAACAAACGTTGCAGCAGCAGTTGAAGATAATGACGATGGACTAGTAAGCAGTGATGAGTACATGGCTGTGTTCTATCCAAGCGGATTTAGTAGTGACAACTTCGGCAACAATGTTGTTGTACCAGCATCGCACATGATGCTTCGTACATTTGCACTAAGTGACCAAGTTGCTTATCCATGGTTTGCACCAGCAGGTACAAGACGCGGTGGCATTTCAAATGCAACATCAACTGGTTACATTAGTAGCGAAGGTGAATTTGTTGCAGTAGCACTTAACGAAGGTCAAAGAGACACACTATACAGTAATAAAGTTAACCCAGTTACATTTATTACAGGTGCAGGACTTGTTAACTTTGGTCAGAAGACTCGTGCAGCAAATGCAAGTGCATTAGATAGAATCAACGTTGCAAGACTTGTAATTTATCTAAGAGGACAACTTAACAAGTTGGCAAAACCTTATATCTTTGAACCAAACGATAAGATCACACGTGATGAGATTAAGCAGGCAGCTGAGAGCTTAATGTTAGAGCTTACAGGACTAAGAGCACTTAACGATTATCTAGTTGTATGTGATGAAACAAACAACACACCAGCAAGAATTGATCGTAATGAGCTATACTTAGACATTGCAATTGAACCAGTCAAGGCAGTTGAATTTATTTACATTCCACTACGCTTGAAAAATACAGGAGAGATCGCAGGTCTTTAAAATCATTAAGTAGGGGGTTAATTACTAATCCCCTACAAATGATAAATACTTGTGTACAGGAGTAAAATATGGCAATTTCAACACTATCAAAAATTACAGTGCCACTGGACGGCGGAACAGGCAATCAAACGCAAGGTTTGTTGATGCCAAAACTTCAGTACCGCTTTAGAGTGTCACTTACAAATTTTGGACTAGGATCAGCAACTACTGAATTAACAAAGCAGGTAATTGATGTTACTCGTCCAACTGTAAACTTTGAAGAAATTGAACTACCTGTTTACAATTCACGTGTGTACCTAGCAGGTAAGCCTGCATGGGAAGCAATTACGCTTAACTTACGCGAAGATGTAAACAACAACGTTCAAAAACTTGTAGGTGAACAGATTCAGAAGCAATTTGATTTCTTTGAACAATCAAGCGCACCATCGGGCATTGATTATAAGTTTACAACAAAAATTGAAATCTTAGACGGTGGTAACGGTAACACTGCTGTTAACGTTTTAGATACCTTTGAACTATATGGTTGTTTTGTACAAAATGCTAACTACAATACATTAGCATATTCAACAAACGATCCAGTACAGATTTCACTAGCTATACGCTATGATAATGCAGTACAAACAGTAGGCGGCGGCATATCAGCTGAAAGTATTCCATCAGGTGGCGGAACACTATCTACAGGTTCGGGTACAGTTTAATAAACTAACACAACTAATAATTAAAGGAGCCTTTGGGCTCCTTTTTTATTATGTGCCCACTTAATAATTAAGATAAATATTAGTATGGCAAACAAAGCAACAAAATATGGATCAACTAATAATCAAAGCGAAGTTACGCTTGCTGACTATTGGCACAGCAGTCACACATTTGTAGACAACTTTTATAGACTTGCTCCTAAACATAAGTTTCTCTACCATGTTAGTTTTACTATTAACAGTCAGGTTGCAGGTGGATTTGTAGAAAAGCATGGTAATGAAATAAGTTTACTTGCTAAGTATGCAGACTTACCAAAGTTTGATATTGAAACAGAAACAAAACAGCAGTATAACAGAAAAAAAGTTGTACACACTAGATTAGATTATTCACCTGTAATTATAAGATTTCATGACGACAATGAAGGTATAACTACAAGACTTTGGCAAGCATATTATGACTACTATTTTGCTGATTCACAAAGTTTATATCCAACTAATAATGTTTATCAACCATTAGGTCCTAAAAAGTATGGATTAGATAACGGTAGTGATGAACCATTTTTTACTAGAATTAGTATTAGTGAAATGGCAAGACATACACATCATACTACACATTTAATATTGCCTAAAATTACTGGGTGGCAACACGATAGCGTAGATGCAAGTGCATCAAGTGAGGTGTTAGAAAGCACAATGCAACTACAGTACGAAACTGTAAAATATGAAACAGGTGATATTGTTGAAGGCAATGCTCCGAAAGGATTTGCAACGCCGGAGCATTATGATCAAGAAAAGAGTTTTATAGGAAACAATAGCGACACTCTTAACGAAGGTCCGGGTTCAATGGTTAACAATTTATCAAAGAAATTTGGCGATAATATGTATACACAGCATAACCCAAATTATTCAAAACCATTACAAGAAACCTTAGATGCATATACTAATACAAGAGACTTATCACTTGAAGGACATCGACCTAACGGATTATCTGTTTTGTTTAGTCAGCAAAATAACAAAGATAACATAGGTATTAATGGAGTATTTTTTGCAGGGCCACAAAATACAATAGAAACAACAAGTGCAGTACAATCAAAAACAGATATCAGAACACATGATAATAATTACATTATAGGCCAACTAAATCAAAATACAACTCTACGTAATAGCACAGTAGAAAAGTATTACAGCATTACAACTAGTAAAACTAACTATAGATCTCTTACTGCAACTGCAAAAGAGTATTACTTAAATGAAATGTATAATGAAATACGTGCAGATAATCCAAAAATCTTAAAATTAGCAAGTACAGCGTTAAATACTGCATAGGAGAGAATATGGAAGATCAAAAGAAATATTTTGACAATTACTTTGTAAAACAATTATCTTTTCCAAGTAATCAAGTTGATGCTACTATTGCTTTTTTTGAAAAGCGTGGATTTTCAAAAGAATCAGCAGCAAGTATTAGTGCAGTTCTACTAAAACAAGCAAAAATCGACAACATTAAAGTATTCGAATTATTAGATACATTAGGTTCAGTAGATTCGCCACTACTAAGTAAGGTAGTGTTAGAAACTATAAATGCAAACGGTCAGCGCACTAGTGAACTTGGCGTTAAAACAACAGAAAAAATTAACACCACAGAGTCTAGAAATATCATAGTCTAATGGGACGTTTTGCGCAAGGAAAATTTAACCTCAAAAACCCTGCCAAGTATATAGGTGGTAGAACTCCAACTTATAGATCAAGTTGGGAGTTTGCGTTTATGCGTTTTTGTGACGAACATCCTAGCGTAAGTCAATGGGCAAGCGAAGCAATAAAAATACCTTACAGAAATCCGCTTACTGGAAAACATACAATATATGTACCTGATTTCTTTATTGTATATGCAGATAAGCGTGGGCGGCAAAAGGTCGAACTTATCGAAGTAAAACCTGCTAATCAGGCTATTAAAGAAAAAACAGGTCGTAGCAGAGCAAATCAAGCAAGTTATATTTTAAACCAAGCTAAATGGGAAGCTGCAAGAGCATATTGTAAACAAAAAGGCATGTTGTTTAGGGTAGTAACTGAAGCTGATATTTTCCACCAAGGTAAACGTAGATGAACATAGCATTTATACATATTCCTAAAACGGGTGGCGGCAGCGTAATTGAATGGTTTAATAGAAATAATTTAAATAACAAATTAATATTTTACGGACATAAAGACTTAAATCAAATAAAAAGTTTAACATCACAAAATATAGATATTAGCTTTTGTGTAGTAAGAAATACTTACGAACGTTTAATTAGTGCTTACGAATTTACCTATCAAAAGGTAAAAAAGAAAATATTTAAAAATAATAATATTGAAATTAATCAAAAAATATTAGACACGTATAATAACGGCATCATATCTTTTGTAGAATACATGCACTCTATTAATCATGTTACTACTAGAAATCAATTAGAGTTTAGCCAAGGTGTAGATTTTATATTACATAACGATCAATTATCTAAGTATAATAAGTTAAACGAATTATTTAAAATTGATAATATAATCAAAAAAGAACGTAGAGTAAACACTTATGAAGATAAAAGTTATTATACAAATGGGTTTATAGACACTGTAAATACTTTATATCGAGAAGAAATTAATTATTTTGACTTTACTCCAAAATATAAATAAATAAACTAGCATATAACGGAAGTCCAATGACAAAGAAATTAGAAGAACTTTTAAACTTACCTGACTCTAAAGAAATTATCGAAGAGTCTAAAAACGAAGACAAAGCATCTAGAGCAGTAGTAGATCAAGAAGACACGTTGCGTGATATTTCTGAGTTTGATAAAATTGCAAGTGCTTTACCTAGTGTTAAAGGTTTAGGAAATGCAGCTGATAAAGAGCTAAATGAAGTTGCTGATAAAGCAATGCAAGCATACGACGATTTAATGGATCTTGGTATGAATGTAGAATCACGGTATAGCGGTAGAGTATTCGAAGTAGCTGGCACAATGCTTAAAACAAGCCTTGATGCTAAAACTGCAAAATTAGACAAAAAATTAAAGATGATTGAATTGCAACTTAAAAAAGAAAAACTTGATAGAGATACAGGACCCGGAGACGGCGATATTGTAAATGGAGAAGGCTATGTTGTTACAGATAGAAACAGTCTCTTAGAACGTATCAAAGGCATAGATAAAGATAAATAACATATAGCATTAGGAATTAAACAATGAAATCGTTTACTGAATTTTTAACAGAATCTAAAAAAACCTATCCATTTAAGATAGGAGTAGCAGGTGACTTACCTGAAAATTTTGTAGATATGTTAGAAACATGTTTAGAAAAATATAATTTATCAAACTTGTCTACAGGTAAAAAGACACCTATACAAGAACGCCCGTTAGATTTTCCACAACTAGAAAATATGGAAGTTACATATTTTGAAGTGGAAGTAAACTATCCAACTACATCTCAAGTTATGCAGGAATATATCGGCAAGTGTTGTGGTTGTCCTCAAACGCATATTATTGTACGTAATCCTAATGATATGGCTGAAGAATATCAAGAAAAGAAAGAAGATACACCATACGAAGCAATGCTAGGCAAGGATGACATGGGCGGAGAAAGCGCACAAGAATCAGTTGGCGGCAATCGTGTAATGGATCTATTAAAAGAATTAGAAACTGCTCGCAAAGACAACGAACATAGTCCAATAGACGGCGTAGCAGCAGGTGAATCAGCAGATATCACTGAAACAGAAAACACTAAAAGTGTTGTAGGGAGCTAACTATGGACATGAAAAAATTATTAGAATCAATTGATACTATTGATTCACAAAAAAAAGAACTTAAAGAAATGGCTTCTATGAATATTTCAATGAATGCAGATAGTGCAGATGAAGTTGGAAGACTATTAGATATTGTCAAAGGTGCAGCAGGTGCAGAACATGCACATAGTGTAGGCCCAGACGATATGCCTGAGATGCCTCCAATGCCATTAAAAGGCGCAAATGATATGCGTACAGATATGGAAAACTTTTCCAGTATTGTAAACAGAGCAGAATCAGAAGAAGAAGCATTAGAAGATTACGCAAACGAGCCAGACGAAGAGTATGCAGATACACAAACAATGACAAAAGATTTGTCAGGTGGCTTAAACCGCGAAAAGAAAGCCTACAAAAAAGCAGCAGACGGAGATAATCCAATGGCGCTTGAAGATGGAATTAAAGCAAGATTATGGGATGCTTTAAATGAAATGAAAGAAGGAACATGTAACGAGTGCGGTAATGCAATGTTAACTGCTTCCGAAAAGAAAGAATTAGCAAATTTACCAGAAGGCAAAAAACATGGTAACAGTGCGATTTACGACAAGTGTTGGAAAGGCTGTACAAAAGTTGCTGGTAAGAAGCGTGGCGAACCAGGTTCATGCAAGTGTGATTAAACCCCCCAGAGTACTCAATAGCGCCTAAGGGCGCTATTCTTTTGAGTAAATACACTATGTCAACAAGTTTAGATGGCGTCTTAATTAAAAAGGCGAATAAAAAAGAAACATTTACTGAAGCTCAAATACAGGATTTACAAGCCTGTATGGATCCAGACACGGGCTATTTGTATTTTGCAGAACACTTTGCTTATATCCAACATCCTGTAAAAGGTAAGTTATTATACAAACCATTTGAATATCAGCTTGGACTAATGTCAAGTTATCATAGCTATCGCTTTAACATTAATATGATGCCTAGACAAACAGGCAAAACTACATGTGCTAGTATATATCTAGCATGGTATGCTATGTTTGTACCTGATCAAACTGTGCTAATTGCAGCGCACAAGTATACAGGTGCTCAAGAAATTATGTCTCGTATACGATTTGTTTATGAAAGTTGTCCTGATCATATTAGAGCAGGTGTTACCTCATACAACAAAGGTTCGATTGAGTTTGAAAATGGAAGTCGAATAGTTAGTCAAACAACAACAGGCAACACAGGACGTGGTATGTCAATTTCATTACTATACTGTGACGAGTTTGCATTTGTTATGCCTAACATTGCAGAAGAATTTTGGACATCGATATCACCTACACTAGCAACAGGTGGTAGAGCTATTATTACTAGCACACCAAACTCAGACGAAGATACGTTTGCTACTATTTGGAAACAAGCAGAAGATAAGTTTGACGAACATGGTAATGAGCAAGAGGTAGGTCGTAATGGGTTTCATAGCTTCCGGTCTGATTGGTGGGAACATCCAGATAGAGACGAAAAATGGAAAGAAGAAGAGCTAGGGCGAATCGGTGAAGAAAAGTTCAGACGTGAGTACGGTTGTGAATTCTTAGTTTTTGACGAGACACTAATTAATAGTATTAAACTTGCAGTAATGGAAGGTAATAAACCGCTTGTGAATATGGGGCAAACACGTTGGTATAAAAAACCTAGTCCAGAATTTACATATGCAGTAGCACTCGATCCGTCAATGGGCACCGGCGGCGATAACGCTGCTATACAAGTATTTGAATTACCTAGTTATGAACAAGTTGCAGAATGGCAACATAACACTACTGCTATACCTGGACAGATACGTGTGTTATCAGACATATGTAATTACCTTGTTCAAGAAACTAGTAATGCAAACGGAATTTACTGGAGCGTGGAGAACAATGGCATAGGCGAGGCTGCACTAATCGTTATAAACGACTTTGGTGAAGAAAATATTCCAGGACTATTTGTCAGTGAACCTATCCGCAAAGGACATGTACGTAAATTCCGTAAAGGCTTTAACACTACTCACGGCACTAAAATTACTGCCTGTAGTAGACTAAAAACTATGATAGAAAATGATAAAATGGTTGTACACAGTAAACCTTTTATATCAGAATTAAAAAATTATGTTGCAACAGGATCTAGTTATCAAGCAAAATTAGGACAAACAGACGATCTTATTAGTGCAACATTATTAGCAATAAGGATGATGGCAGTACTTAAAGATTGGGATCCGAGAATATATAATTCATTTACTCAAGCTGAGGAAATAGAAGATTACGATCCACCAATGCCAATCTTCATTAGTACGAACTATTGATAAATACATTATGCAGAACCTAAATAAAATAAGTGAAGAATTATTTGCAAAGATTAGAGGACGTTTTCCTAGTGTCACTATTGGCACTGAAGAAGGCATGA